GGTCGCGTGGTGCATAAGAAAATCCACGCTCCCGGAACGTGGATTTTCTTATGCACCACGCGACCGTCCGCGCAGTAAGTCGTGCCCGTGTCCGCGTCATAGTAGCCGGCCTTGGGCGCCACCAGCGCGTTGGCATCTTCGGGGTCCCACCGGGGCCACAACTTCTCCGAGAGCCACGCGCTGGGGAACAACAGCATCAGCAGTTCTTTAGGATTCGGCAAACCGACGGTCCGGTAAAAACTGCACAGGCGGCTCCATCGTCCCCCATAAACCGCGACGGCCTCACGAACGACCGCCACGCGCTGATACTTTTTACAGAACGCCTCGTTCAGTTCTTCGAGCGTGCCGCTGATGGGGTCCAGCCCGCGGTAGTAACCGCGCTCGCGGTCGCGCTGCACTCGCGACTTGAACTTGTTGGCCAGCCAGGATTTGATTCGCTTGAACATTAGCTTTTCTCGGTGAGTTGTTTTAACACGGTGGCGACGTTGCCGCTCTTGTTGCGGTCGTCGATGAGCTTGCCGCATGCTTTGGCATCGAGCTTGATTGCCATGCAGGCCATGATGTGCGCCTCATGTGGCAGGCCGGATTCCTCGTCCAGGTCTTGCCCATCGAGCAGCGCAAAAATGTGACGCAGGGCCGCTTCGTCGTAGATGGTCGCGCGCACCGCGGCGTCACGCCAGTTCCAGGCTCCATATTTTTTTGCGCCGAGATTCATTACACGCGCCAAGTAAATGAGCGCGACGGTCGGAAGCAGCCGCAACGGTGGCTTCTTGGTGCCGGCGATGTCTTTGGGGTTGGACGAAGCGACAGCGGAGGGCCGCTTGTCGTTGTCCACCTGCACAAAACTCTTGCCGTCGCCTGCCAGCTCAAAACGCTTCGCGCAGCGCCAGTCGAATACGGACTTCTCCGCGGTCGCACCCTTGGACTTCTCATAGCCGGGCAGCGCGACGTAGCCGGCGCAGCCCATGATTGCCGTGAGGTCACGCCGCACGACCTGCTCCGCATTCATACCCTCGGGGTATTTCGTGAAGTCGTGGTCCTTAGCCAGTGACTCGATTCGAAACCCGTCCTCGCGGTCGAGCTGAGCCGGGTTCACCGGTTCGAAGCCCGCATCCCAGAGCTTTTCGGCCATCGCGTAAAAAGCGGGGAAGTTGTATTGGTCATGGCCTCTCATCGGGCCGAGGATGTAAATACGCGAGGGGTTCACTTGCGCTGGTAACTCCAGCGAGTCTCTTCCATTCGGCGAACCATTCGCTGTCATGCCACTCTGCCCAGGCGGCACGCCGCCAAACGCCGGCGGCGTTGATATGAAGGCACTCGGGGTAGGCATGGGGGTCTCTTTCATGGTCTTGATTAGGTTGTGCAGGTCCTGAAAGTTGTTGATGTTCATTTCCACTAGCAGGTTGGTCCGGAGATTTCATTGTCCGAATTTGGTTGGGGCACACGGGGGCGTTCGTCGTCGCAACAGGTGACGATGAGGCGACCGTTCCATTTTTTCAACTCCCGTTGGATAATTTCGTCGTCGCGCTGCTGCGTCTTGAGCAAAATTTCCCGGAGGTCGCGATAAAAAAGTCCGTTCATAAATTTTTCAGCCCGAAATTTTTTCAATTTCCGCTTTGACTTTTTCCCGGCGCTGCACCTTCAGTGGCCGCGCGTCCCGCCGGGCGGGGGTTAGCGTCCGTTTCGCTATAACTCCCTCAACGATAACGAGTAAGCGTTTCCAGCGCGCGGCGTCCGCCGCTACCATGCGGCCCACGATGGATCCCTCGCCGCCGTGTTCTGCGGCCAGCCGCTCGGCGTTTCGCAGAAGGCCCTTCAGGCGGCGTTGAAAGCGGCCCAGGTAAATTATGCCGCGTCGTTCCAGCCGGGTCAAAAAACTTTCCTCGCTGTAGTGTGTCGGGAAAAGATTGCAGGGACGCCGCACGCGGGTTTCACGCTCCTGGCGTGCGAGCCTTTTCAAGTGCAGCGTGCGCGAGATTAGCGGGCAGGATGATTCATCGTGCATTGGTCGCCCCCTTCTTGGTGATGCCACCAAGCGCGTAGTTTCGACGGAGAGCGGCCACGGCCTGCTCAAAGGTCTTCCCGCACCCGGACAGGTCAAGGCGCGTCTCCTGCTCCGTCACGATGACGCAGCGGCCCTTCTCCACTTTGCAGCGGCCCAGGCCCTCCACCGTCACCGTGGTGTCGGTTTTCTTCTCGTTGCGGTTCTTTGTTGGTTTCATTAGTCTCGTTGGACATGGCGACGGCATTCGCGCACACTTCACAAAAACTGAAGCGGCGCCCGGTGGCCCTGTCCACAATCGTATACTGCCTCACGTCGCACAGCTTGCCGGCAACGTCCCACGTGAGCCGGTTGTTGTCCCCGGCCTCCAGGTGAAAAGCACACAGGGGGTTGCAACAAAACTTCACTTGATGCGCAGCGTTAGGTCGCGCGCCGTGGAACCCAGCAGCGCCGTGATGGATTGCGCGAGGTTCGCCGCGACGGAGCCGCCCAGGACGTAGCCGCCCGTGATATTGACCGGCGTCCCCCGCAGGCGGTCGCGCAGCGTAACGTGGCAACGGTCCTGCCCGCGGCTAAACCGCAGGATGATGTCGCATGAGGCGCCGTGAAAAAATACCTGCCCGACGTGCAGTGCCAAAGATTTTTCGTCGCCGTCGTTCGGGAACAACTGGCGGACGGTCTGACCTTCCGTCAAGCGGATGGGACCTTGTGCGCGCTTCTCGATTTTCGAGCCCACGCGCCGAACGCTCTTGGCGTCCGGGTAAAGTTCCCTCACCTTGGCCTCGAGGGCGGCGTATGTTTCGCGGGCACCCGCCCCAGGCGAGCCGCAGGGCACTTCGACAGTTACAGGTCCACCGTCCACCATGAACTGTCCCAACATCACATTGTTATTCATTCTATCCTTACCAGTGTAGACTTTTTCGGATTTGTTAAGGGCCTTTGCAGCACCACTTGAACTTTTTCCCGCTGCCACAGGGGCACGGGTCGTATGGCTTGGGTTCCTGCCGGCGAAAGGCCACGCGGCTGCCGTCGTGCAGGCGATAGACTCGCCCCTGCTCGGTGCCCCAGAACCCGCGCACCACGGGATGCTTTCCGTTTGCGATTAGTCGAATGTGTTCGGCTAGTTCGGGGTCCGTCTGTTCTAGCGGCAGCGGGTTCATTCGAAGAATTGCACCTTGACTGTCCACACCATTCCGACGAGGAACGCAACCATTCCCAGCGCGGAAAAGAAAAGGGGCCAACGATTACACGCCTCGCCCAGGGCCGCGAGTGCCGCCATTATGGTGATGACAAGGGCAAACGCCTTGAGCCAGTTAAGTAAATTTTTCATTCGGCCTTTACCGCGTAGATTTTGAGGTGGCCCGGCTGCCGGTAGTCAACGACGAGCGTGTGCCCGTTGAAGAACAGCCCGAGCTGTCGCGCAATTTCGTTGCGGATGTCCTGGCTGATTGCGTTGTTCTTCGGGTCGGGAAAACCGATTTCCGCGAACCGCTCATCGATTTCTTTTTCGAGCTTAGATTTCATATGTCAGAGAGTCCAGGCCGCAAAAGTATTCACGCAGGATTTTCACAGAGCCCGGCCCCATGCCGTAAATACGTAGGATTTTTTCATCCGGGATTTGTCGAAGTTGTTCCGGCGTCAGGTCGGGTATCCCCAAGCAACATCCCACCTTGTCCAGGATATGAAAGGGATTGCGGTCGCCCTTTCGGCGGGTGCGCAACCAGTCTTCAAAAGTTTTATCACTCATTCTTTTACGTCCTTTACTAGATACCAGATTGCAAAACACGTTCCAAACGACAGCCCCGTGATTAGGACCGCCAGCAGAACCGTGCAGAGGCACATCAAAACTTTTTTCATGCGGCCCCCTTCGCCACCTCGGCTTTTAGCTCCGTGATAAAGTCAGAGCCCAATTGCCTATGGTATTTAAAGAGGATTCGCGCCCCCAGCGCGGCCTGCTTCTGCGTAATGCTCGCGCGGTGCGCGAGGGCGTGCCCGATGCGAACGTCCACCGCAGCGAAGCCGACATCGTCGAGCTTGCGCGCGCCGTCGCACACGCCCGCGAGCGTTTTCATTCCGAGGTGAACCAGCTCCAGGCAGCGGTCCGTCACCAGCTTGGCCTCGGCAGCGATTTTTTCAAATGTCAGCCGCACATTGGTGATGGGCTCGACTTCTTCCACTTCGGCCTCGGCCCAGTCGGTGACCTTGTCCAAGCACGCGTCAATGACGCTCAACTTTTCCACGATGGTGCGGGACATATGCGCGTCAAGCGAGCCCTCGAGCACGAGATACGAGCAGAGCACGCTGTCCTTCTGGCCGATGCGGTGCGCGCGGTCCTCCATCTGCGCATGCTTGCCCGGCACCCATTGCATCTCGACGAAGATGACGTGCGCGCCGGCGGTCAGCGTGAGCCCTTCAGCCGCGGCAAGGTTGCCCACAAAAATATTGCACTCGCTGTCGTTCTGGAAGCGGTCCACCTGTTCCATCCGCTTCTGAGAGGGCGTCTCGCCCGTAATGACCGCCGCCTGGGGAAACTTCGCGACGATGCCGGCCACCACGTCCAGGTGATGCGCGAACACCAGCACCTTGCCGGACTCCATCGCGTCTTCGATGAACGCGAGACATTGGGGCAATTTGGCCAGCGCGACCTTGTGCCGGATTTCCGCCATGTCTTCGAACGCGGCGCCCTGCCCGCGGCGAAGCGCGTGGACGGCCTCAGCATACTCTTCGCGGGATTCGCCAGCGCGTGCCAGCTCGACACGCGCGCGCAATTCGACCAGCGCGGCCTCGCGTTCGGCCACCATTGATTCCTCGAGGGCTAGCAGCTCGCGGCTGCCGGCAGCGTCCAGCTCGATGACTTGGCGCTGCTTCGCGGGCAGCTCGGTCAGCACGTCCTTTTTCAAACGGCGCACCATAATGGTGGAGCGAAGCTTGTGCTGCAATTCGGCTTCGTTGCTGTGGCCAGAAAAGTCCCAGCCGAACCCGTTTTGCTTGGCGGCGCAATAGCGGCGCGCGAATTGAAAAAAGTTTGTCTTCGGCCAGCTCACCGGGTCCAGGTCATTCAGCACGGGCCAGACTTCGATGGGACGGTTTTCGATGGGCGTTCCGGTCAGCGACACCTTGCGGGCCGCGCGCGTGGACAACGTCGCCTTGGTGCGGCGCGCCTTGGGGTTCTTGATATATTGCGATTCGTCGCACACGCGCAGGTCCCAGTTCCGGTTTTGAATGTCCGGCAAAAACTTGTGGATAGTATCGTAATTTACGATGACGATGTCCGCGCGCGAAAAAGACTTGTTGGAGTATTGCACCTCGACGGTCATCGGGCGGGTGAGCCACTTTTTCAGCTCCCGCGCCCAGTTTAGCTTGAGGGTGTTCGGGCAAACGATTAAAACGGACTTGATGTCGGGCGTGATGTTAATGAGGCCGATTGCCTGGATGGTTTTGCCCAGGCCCATTTCGTCGCCGATGAGCGCGCCGCGGCCAGCGGCCCAGCAGCCTTGCGCGTAGGCCACGCCGGCACGCTGGTAAGGCAGGTAGTTCAGCCCGGCGGGGCGAGGGATGTCCAGAGACGCATCCTGGGCGCGCGACGCCTCCACGGCCACGCTCCGCTTGGCTTGGTCCGCCTTGGCCGCGACCGGGTCCAGGTGCGCCCACCAGTTGACTATCCAGGCGCCGTCATTCTGGCGTTTGGGGGCGATGCCGGCGGCGCGCAGGGTTTCCTTGTTCTGCTTCCATGCCTCCCAGAAGGAAGCGGGAACAGTAAAGGACGTGCGGAGGATTCGGTCGGTGCCGTCCTGCAAGCGCACCTTTTTCGGGGCGCCCCAGGGCAAGAGGGTTTCAATCTTAATTTCGGTGGATTCGTTGCTCATGGCGTGATTGTCGTTCAGGTCGCGGTCAGTGTCAAGCGGTTTTCGCCGTGTCATACGCCCAGCCAGAAAAAATGGCCGTGCTGCGGTGTGTGTTGTGCTGGTCCGCCAGATAGTGGCAGCCGTTGGCGTCCACCTCGACGTGCAGCGGGATGCCATACCCGCGGTCCTTGAGAACACCAATCAGGCGAAAGCCTTTGGTGTTCGGGACGTCGGACATGGGATTGAGCAGGGCCAGGGCCAGCTTCGGGAGGGATATAATCGTTTGTGTTCTCATGGCGTAAATTAGTTCACTCCGCGCCCGGCGTCAAGCCAGCCGCGACACTTTCCAGAAAGTTTTTTGCCGTCCACTTGGCGTAGGCGTTGCTGGCGTCCACGACCAGCCAAACCTTGAACACCTCGCCGAAACGGGTCGGAGCCTTGCCATCGCGCAGGATGTAGTCGTGACCGTTCCAAGTGAACGCGTGAGCGGTCCCATACCAGCCGCCGAACCCCCAGCCGTTGCAGGTGTTCACCCTCTCCGACTTGCCGCGGGTGAACTGGCCGGGCGTGCAGGCCAGCTTATAAAAAAATTGGACGGTGTTCACGAGATTTTCTCCAGGACGGACAGGGCCGCAGTCACCGGGCAATCGGCATCAAAAACTTGGACGGACGCGGACCGCACCAGCAGCCCCTTGTCGTTCACAAGCTGGACCGTCGCAAAGTCGATGCTGTCGGCGTGGTCCTCGAGCAGGTTGGACAGCGCACGCTTGAGCGCGCCGCGGAAAAAGTTCACGTTGACTTCGATGGTCAGCTTGCCACCGTATTGACGGGAGCGCGCATACCCGCGGTTCAACGCCGTTAGGCGAATGTCGCCCACCTTGTCCTCGGGGATGATATCAGTATTGGCTTCCAGCCAATCCTCGTGCGTGGAGCAATCGAGGGGAGCGAATTTTCCGCTGGGTTTCACCCAGCCCGTTGATTTGGTCGTTTTCACGCAACCTCCTTGGCAACGATGGCCAGCCCGGTCCAGAGCAGCAGTCGTTCAAACCAGTTCAGGCGGCAGCCCAGGATGGCCAGGATTGAATTGCGGCGAACCTCGCTGTAGCCGGTCCAGTGAACTTTGCCGTCCACCTTGATGATGTAGCTTTCGCGAAGTCCGCCCGGCGGGTCGATTGTAATCTTTCTCATGGCAGAATATCGGTCAGGTTGGCGCGATTGTCAAGGGGCCTGCACGTATTTTGTTCGGTCCAGGCTCCTGTGGTTATCATTCGCGCGGTTGACCCAAACGGTCCGCACGACCATATCTGGCACGGCGATTGCTATGACGATGTGCAGCCTCGGGTTCACGGGCCTCGGGCGCCGCAGCAACAGCCCACGCACGCGCCCGGCGACCGTCTCCACCTTTACCAGCGTCCAGTCCGCCAGCGTCAGCGAGTGCGGCAGCTCGTGCGCCTGCACGCCGTCCTCGGCAGCAGCCACCAGGGCGTGCCGGCTGTAGTGAATCATTGAGAAGTCGATTGCGGCCACGGCGGCGACCAGGGAGGGCGGCAGAAAAACGTCCTTGTGATACTCGCGCGGTTGCATGCTAGTCCCCCAGCGAACGCCAGCCGTCCGCGATGGCCTTCTGCTCCAGGTGCCCCAGCAGCCCCGCGAGCAGGTGCGGGTCGATGGGTTCGTGACGATAAACGCGCATCACATACGCGTCCGGCTCGTGCCGGCGGAATTCGAGCAGCGCCGCTTCCAGGCTGTCGTGGTCGTGGTCGAATTCGTGGCGGAAAACCACCACGCCCTTCTCCCGAATTTTCCAAACAATCGAATATCTCATGGCGTAATGTCGCCCATCCGTGGGCGACAGTCAAGGTCGCAAACTACTTTTTGATTGACCGGGGAATCCCCAATGGCTTTAGGTTAAAAATGATGCGGAGGTCACTGGACTTCAGCGGAACGCCCGTCAACCGCTCCGTCTCGCGCGCGGATGACCCGCGGCGCGCGTTGCACTTGGCCAGCTTTTCTTCAGTGGTCAGCGCGTCGTGCGCCGCCTGCCGCTGTTCGGCTTCTTGCCGCTTGCGGTCGCGTCGTGCGTCCGCCTTGATTTGACTGTAGCCTTCGGTTTTGATTCTCATAGTTATCCCATCTCGGCAAGGCGTGCCATGCCGTCATTGTATTCGCGTTCCTCGCGCGGGGTCAGATGCATCACCGTCTTTCCGCTGTCTGGACCGGCCAGACAGGTTGCGATGACCACCTCGCGACTTGGTCCTGACTCGTCAGTGTGCGGCGTATCAAATTGTTTTTGTTTCATAGCGAGGGCTGGACTTCGGTCATGCGGGCCTCACTTCGTTTTGTGCCTCGCCCACAACGCGCGTATCCACGGACACATCAAAGGCTTTTTTGATGCTGTCCTGCATGATGCCGGCCTGCAATGCGGGCAGCCTTTCCTTGGTCGTGGCGCTGGTCTGTGCGCAGCGCGCGAACCAGGAAAACGCCTCGAAGTCGGTGAAGTGCAGCGTGACAGAGTAAACATTCATGGTGTTACAGGGTTTCGAGCGTGAGAAACTTGCTGTCCTTGGGGAACAGCGTGAGCCGATGCCAGTCGGCGCTGCGCAGCGCGACGTAAACCGGCGTGTTGCCGGCGGGGAAATAACCGACGCGAACCCATCGGTCACGAAACGGAACGCCGGCGGGGCAGACGTCCACAATGGTGGCGCTGTAGCTGCCGCCGTCAAATCCGGCGAACACAACAGCCGCCCCGATGTCTTTTTTGCTGAACGAATTTTTCATTGAGTAAGGTCGGCCCTCCGTGGCCGAATGTCAAGCGGTGAGGTGTGGAAAAATTAAGCGATGCCGCACGCCTTGAGGAACCGCGCGCGGTCAAAATTCGGGTTAGCGTCAGCGGCCACGCGGCACACGCACTCGATGGCTTGCCGGGTGGCGTTTAGGGCGATGGTCACAGGGAGCGTGTCGCCCTTCAACAGTTCGACTTGGGCGCGGAATTCGGCGGCGAGGGCGATGAAGTGTTTTCGGCTCATAAGTTGTTGCTAATCAGTTTGTTGTTATCTTACCGACGCCACAACATACCACCGCCAGGAGAATGCGCAAGCGGAAAGAATACTTGCCGAAAGATAGGGGAGTTACGGACCCGTCGGCCCCGTAGGGCCGTTCAGGTTCCAAAAGCCCGCGGCGATGAGCGTGAACGGCGACACATCGCCGCAGCCGGTGATACAGTCAACTGTGCGGTCATCGAACCAAGCGCGGTCACGACGCACGAACAGACGCCGGATGGTGTCGAATTCGAAAACATTTGCCTCGCGGCCGGCGCGCTCGAAAAACGGAAGCAGCAAGTTGAAGTGAGCGCGCGATATGTGCGGCGCCAGTAAAAGTTTGAAGACGGCCACGCCGCAGAACGATGCAACGTCAGCGGAGCCGGGGTAGTGGTATTTCGACTTGCCGCCGTAGAGCGTCCACAAGCGTTCTAGTTCCTCGTCTGGCGTCGCAACAAAAACGTCCGCGCGCTGCTCGCTTGGAATCGGCAGCGTCACCATCTTCAATTCATCAGCGGCTTCCATGATGAGAGACGAGCGCGCAGATTAGCGCGACGAAGGAGAGGATGACGAGCCACCACATCACCACATCAAGCGGATTAGTATGATGCAGAAGGCGACCACAAAAACAAACCGGCACCACTCATCGTTGCTCCAGTTTTTCATACCGTTGGCCATTCCTCGTTGCCCTCGCTTTGCTTCGCTACGGCGGTGCCGAAGGATTTGACGTAACGCCCGGCCTTGGTCCGTCTGAACGACGGGTCGTTACTCGGATGAACTCGTGGAAAGTTCACCTCGTCGAGGTTCTCAGCGTATGCGACCGCGTCAGTGGTTCTGTCCGAGTCGCCCTTACCAGCCCCCTCGAGACCAAAGCTGCGGTTGCTACCGCGCTGGCCTGATTTGATTTGTGGATTCATACGGATTTTGCTCGGCTGAGGATTCGCTCGCGGGCTACGACAGGATTTCCATCCTCGGCGATTTGTTCCGCGGCCCACAGCAACGCCTCGCGACGAACTTCAGAGATTAGCTTGGTCGTCACACGATTGGGCAGGTCCCAGTATTCGCCGTGGCCACAGCACACGCCGCGTTCAACGCCGTGGTCGTCGATGATTTGTTTCGTGGTTCTCACTTGCGTTTGAAGATGTGCTTGAAAAATTCCCAGATGAACACGCCAATGAATGCGATGATGGTCGCAGCCGCGGCGATTAAACAAGGGATAAGCACCACCAACAAAACAAAAGGGATGATTCCCCACAGAGGGCAGGTGACCCACCACCACGACCAGCCGATGACCCCCGTGAGTTTCAACACGAGGAACACCAGGAACAGCAAAAACGCTGGCGAGGTGCCGAAGTTTATGTTTCGTTTTGTATCAGACATAAATTCTGTTTGTGTTGGCGCGCTAACGCCAGTTGAACTTTCAAGGCCTCGCACCACGCCGTGGCAACCGCGGCCACCTGGACAAGTTCCTCGTAGAGTTTTGCGTCGCTGCCGGCTTCGCATCCGGGCTTGCAACAGCGTTCACACAGCACGCGCGCCACCTCTCCGAGTTCCTCAGTGAGAACACAGCACTTGACCTGCTCGGTGATGGTGTCGTCCGCGCACGTCGCAGGAAACTTCCCCGCGGCCTTGAGCGATTCCTGGCGCTCACGCTCGCGGCTGATGTCGGTCAGCACCTCGAAACGAAACCACGAGGGACCCACCGCGCCGTATCCATCGATATGCAGGGTGCTCATACGCTGGGCAGTTCCTCGGTCGGGTCGTTGTTGATGGGCTCGCCAGTGATGGCGTCCACTTCCTGCTCGCCAGTGGGCAGAGCGTCAAAAGCGTTCGCGTCACCCTGCGCAGCCTCGGCGGCGGCTTTGGCTGCGGCCTGCTCGGCCTGCTGCTGCAACAAAGCGTTGAAGTAAACGTTGATTGCCTGGGCGATGAGGTCCGCGCAAAACTTGTCACGCGTGATGGCGATTGGCTGGTCGTCGTGAGTCGCAACATATTTTTGCGTCCACGGCACATTCGCCGGATGATTTTTCGGGGCCGGCCTGTCCGCGATTTTGACAAAAGTCCCATCGGGCGCGGGATTAAAAACGAGTTTCGGCGGCTCGGGTGCAGGCGCCGGCGGGCGAGGGTCCGCAATGGGATGGCCCTGCGCGTTGACGGGTTGAATGAGGTTACTCATGGGCGGTGTCGGTTTCTTGAGTTGGTTTTGGAGTGCGGTTAGTTTCGATTGCAGGTCCGTTATTTGGTTCTGCAAAGATTGGTTGCCATTGGGCGCCGGGTTCGTCGCCACGTTTTTGATAGGCGAGGGGACGGCGCCCTTTCTTGGCTGCTGTTGCTGCATCGTCTGCCGTGCGCGCTGCGGCGCTGGCGCCCGACGCAGGTGTTTCTTCTCGCTCCCCGGCAGTGGTTCCATCTGATTGAACGCGGCCGCTGATGATTTCACCAGCTCGCGTGCCTCGGGCGGCGTTACTTGTTCGGCGAGTCTTCGTAGGTTGCGCCTTTCACGTTCGAGCGTTGAAACAGGGTCATTAAAAATTGGCTGGATTGGTCCAGGTGGCGGCGGTCCGCGCAAGTCGTCACTCATATGCGGGTAAAAAGTTCGAGGCGCTTAATGCGAAGCTCGAGCGCGTCCACCTTCGCGTTCAACACGGCTTGGCGTCGGCTGACGTTGTATAGGCCCAGCTCACCAGAGCGGCCCTCGGGTCCAGGTGGCCCAGGCGGACCAGGGATTCCCGCTGGCCCTTGACGGCAGAGCAAACATCCGGCGACAAACCCGAAGATGAAAAGGAAAAGCAGGCTCATAAGATTTTGCCAGACTCGAATGGACCAACCGCAGCCTTGACGTCCACCTTGGCCGGCGCCAGATACTGCAACATGACCGGAAGCGCCGCGTCATGTGCAGCCCCGGACGAATATATGAGGATAACTTGCAGAGCGACGCGCACCTTGGGCGGAATGTCGGAGCCCTTGAGGGTAGCCGAGACGTTGGCCAGGATGTCCTGGATGTTTTTGTAGTCGGCGTTAGTCATACGTTCAGGTCCCTTCCTTCGGGCATTGTGAAACAGCCGCGGTGATACATCACGCTGGTTCCCTTCCCCTTGTTTACCTTGTGCTGCCACACCCAATACTTTCGCGGGACATGGACATCACGCCTCACCGGTCCGATGCCCAGCAGGCCGTTCACTGCGTTGATGGTGCTGACCATTCGGCGCTCTCCGTTGCGCATCTCAACAATAATTTGCGGCGGTTTCATTCTCATCCTTACCAGTGTGGCATTTTCCGAAAATGTTAAGTGATTTCGTCTTTGCGTCCCATCTTGCGCGTCGCGGCACGGGCAATTGCGTCCTCGGAATAGATGTCCCGAAGCTTCACCCAGGGCGAGCCGGTGTCATTTAGGAAAAGCTTGCGCTCAATGCGACGCATCCACTCAGCCAAATGCGCGTGCAGCGGGTTAAATTCATCAAGTGTGATGTCGGGCGGGTATGCCTTGGCCATGACCACATCATTCCATTGGTCGGACCGCCAGCGGTGCAGCGTGAGCCAACGGTTGTGAACTAAAAACGCGCGCATGTAATCGAGCTGAGGCGCCAACGCATACATACCCTCGGCATCGAGCGCGCCCAGGTGCGTGTTCTCATAGTCCCCGTGCTTGGTGCAAATGCGAATTGCCCAGCGACCCAGGCAGAGGTTCCACCTCACGCCCACGAGCCGGCGAGTCTGGCCTTCATCGTCTGTCCAAACAGGCAGCCTGTTCTCGGCGCAGGTGTCGAAGGTCCGTGTGCTGCGTGAACGCTTTCGCTTTTTCGGTGGCCCGGCCTTGGCCTTCTCGATTTTGTCAAACCACTGCGCCTTGTCGTGGAACTTGGTCTCGGCCACCCTGGCTTTGACGGTGTCCTCAAAAGACAGCGCCCGCTCGCGCGCGTTGGCCGCAAGCGTGCAGTCGTCGCCACCGTCCCGCGCGTAGAGGTTGAACGTGCCCCAATACTCGGCCAGTTGCCGGATGTATTTGTTCAACTGGGCGCGGCGCTCGCTATTGACGCTGGCCTTTCGTCGGTTCCGCTTTCGTTCAACTTCACTCAGCATTCTACTGTTACCAGTGCGCCGCTTTTGCGAAAAGTTAAGCTGGAAAAATGTTAGACGGGTAGCACCTTCCAGTGTTTACCTGATGGATTTGTTAAGGTCCTATTATATAAAATTTCTCCAAATGTAGTTCAAACCATGAGTAGGTAGACACTGGAAGGTGCTACCCGTCTAAGAATTCGAAATCCAAGGGCTCGAGGTCCTCGGTCCCAGGTCCCCGTGATGTGGTATGCTCCTGTCTGCATGGCCCTTTTCGTCTTTTGGCGCGTGGCATTTTGCAATGAGTCGAGTATCCTAAGTGAGTTACTTAGGATTGCAAACTGCACGATTTGGGTCGGCTAGACCGCGGTGTAGATATCGGTGACGATGCAGTTTTTCAGGCTGTCGAAGGTGACGTTGTCGTGAATGATGCCGTCCACGACCGCGAAGACGTGGCCAGTAATCCGGAAGACATAGCGCCCGGGAAACTTGTGGTCTCGCAATAGCGTTTTGACGCGCTTCCGATTGCCTTTGGCAAACTGCTGGCGTGTGAACAGGTCCGGCCTCTTTTCGGCCACGATGCGAAACTTGAATCCTCGGCCCAGTCTGCGGCCCAGCTCGTGCAAAGCCTTGTGCGCCTCGATGTAAGGCACGTTGCGCGCCACGGCGAAGGCGCGAACCGTGCAGTCCTTTTGCTCGCCGCGCAGCCCGGCAGCATTGCGGCCAGCGTCGGTGATGCGCAGCGGTATGGTGGAATCGACTGCGAGAATGGTGTCATTCATGCGCCCGAATATCGCACAGGCGCCTTTACATTGCAAGCGAATCGCACACTTCTTTTGCATGGATGACCCGAAAAACATCGAGCGTCGGCTGTTCCAATGCGCGCCGCAGGCGGCTAAGGACCTGAACGACAAGGCCAAGAAGTTGATACGCCAGCAGAAGCGCGCAGACTGGTGGAAGCAACACGCGGACCAACGCTCACGCAAACCACTATCAGGCAATGGGCAGGCTTAACAAAAATCGATTGGACGTGAGCCAGATTCTGCTGGTCTACGTTGCGATGGTCGGTGACGTCAACCGCACGGCTGCCGCTTTGGACATGGACCCCGCAGTGGTCCGACAGCTTGCGACGCAAGAGGGCTGGGAGAATAAGATTCAACGTGTTACGATGCTGTCGAAGTCCAACCGCCCAGGCGATTGGGAGAAGGCACAGAACCGCGCGTTGTGCTTTGTGCAAGGCCATCGTATCCGGAACCTTGTGGACCGTGTCATTCTGCACTTCGAGGACATGACAGAGGAAGAGGTTTGCGCCGAGATTACCGCGACGGGCAAGAACGGCGTCCGTCATGTGTCCGCCCGCTTTTTCACTGACCTTGCCGCAGCCGCAGAGAAGGCGCATTCAATGTGTTACGCTGCACTCGATGACACCATCACAGCCCGTAACGAACGCGGCGAGGAACCGGACCAGATGAATGCGAGTGCGCTTCATGCCGCGGTGATGGCGTCCCTCAACTCTGGCGCTGCCGCCGGCAAGCCTGCCGATGTGATTGTCAGGGAGTTGGCTGAGGAAACACAACCTGTAGTGGTGCGCCAAATTGACACCACAACTGAGCGAACCGAGGTCGAGCTGCCGAATCATAAGTGTTCTGCTTATGATTCGGACTGTCCAACTGTCCAACCTGAGCCCGTTACCGTTAAAGCCGAGCCCTCGGACCCCGTTCCGCAGGTCCCAGGACCCCAGTCCGAGTGACAACGTTGCGTATCAAGGTGTTGCGTGTGTCCAGTGTGGCAATGTTGGGGAACACCTGGGCCTCGGCAGCCCTTGCCTAGCGATGCTGACCTTGTGTCTAGTTACTGGGCATGTGCGCAAGGGACTGAGTGACAAGGACCTCGGTGTCTGTGACGTTAATGTAGCAGGAAGCGTGCCAATCCTCGGTGTTTTGACCGGGGGGAGCGGGGCCAGGGGGTCGCGCTCAGACACTCGAGCGCGATTTGAAAAAAAGTCCTCGCGCGGGAAATTTTGGCCCAACTGTGCAGTTCTGACATACCCGTGACCTATGAGCCTCAAACACCGGTTGTCTGACCCCGAGATTGCCCAGCTTCAGCAGGTCATGCTGCACGAGGGGATTAAGCCGTCCGAGGTCTACTTCCCTGGCGCGCTGACGGACCTTTTGGGCAAGGGCCTCATCCGAATCGAATACGGGCGTTACTGGCCGAACTGGGACGCCATCAGCCGTTCGGGTCAATGACGGCTAAAACGAAGGCGGTGCGGCCCTTGACATTCCCAAAAACAGTGGCACTGGTAAGGGTAGCATATGAAAACGAAAACATCGCTAATCCAAAATCACGACCCGCGCGAGCTGCCCCCGTTTCCTTTTCTCGCGGAGTCCACCCACGAAGACCCCCGGCACTCCTTTACGGTTCTCTTTGTGAACGAGCACAGCGGCACCGTGGTCCATCGGGCGTCCGAGTTTGCCGCCTGGAGGGTCGGAACCTTTTACGAGGGCTTCACGAACGTCTGCCGCTCCAACCACTGGCGGGTTCTTTCACCCTCGGAAATCCTCACGCTCCAAAACGACTAATGAAAACTTACGAAGAGATGCGCGCCCGGTATATCGCTCAGCGTGACGCGCGCGAGGCGGCGACCGCTGCCGCCCAGGATATCGTGGTTAAGGCGTGGAAGCTGGCCATCGAAGAAAAAATGGAGCAGGCATTCCAGGGCGCTCAGCCGCGCTATTCGGTGTCCGTTTATTCCAACAGCATCTCTTGGGAGCTGGCTCGGAATGAATACATGGATGAGGCTGTCGCGCGTGCGTCTCAGCAGCTCGTCGAGTTTTTCGTTGAGGCCGGCTTCCAGGCGCGAAAAATAGTTTGCGCTTCCGGCATCGGTGTGGAAGTGTCCTGGGACCCTGACGACAACTAAACTTATGTTTTCACTCGCAACAATCCAACGAATGAATGCGGCAGTCGAACGCCGTAAACTCCAACGTCGCGCTCGCGCCATGAACGCCAAGACAAAAAAGAAAGCCGAGGCCGATGCCGCGACCAACCGCTTCCTACAGGACAACGACCAATGAACGTCATCGACATGGTAAATAAGCCCTCCAAGGTTCTCGTCGGCGACGTGCCGTTGGGCGAGCCCTTCCTCAGCAATGCCGGATGTCTTTACGTCCGCTGTTCGCTCAATGCGGTCGTGCCCCAGGTGTTCATCAAAGCAGACGCCTGTTTTGCATTCCATGTGCAGACTGGGCAGGTGGTCTCTTTTCATCCGCGCGAAGAAGCGACGCGGGTCGAGGCCGAAACAATTATCAGAGCCACACTATGAAAAAACCCGCAAAGAAACTCACCAAGAAGACGAAACGAATTCTGCGCAAGGCCGGCAAGGTTGCCGTGGACTTCGAGTCCGGCGTGAAGGAGTCCGGAGTTGGCGGAACACTGACCGCGGCCGAGCTGGAGAACCCCCATCTCTTTTTCTGGAAGACCCGCGACGGGCGTATCCTCCGGATAGCGGACATGCAGCTCGACCACTTGCTCAATGCCCGCACGCTTTTGCGCCGTCGCATCGCCAAGCAGTCCGAGGTCGAGGAAGTCATGTCAAACGAAGTCCTCCGGCGCACGGGGTCGCGCCTGGATGGCGTCGCCCTGGACTCATGTGACCCGCTGGGGAAATACGCGGATGCCTGGGAAGATGCGGACCCTTACGACAACCACGGGCAACACTGATATGGGATACTACACAAAATTCACCCTGGAATGGGCAGTTGGCGGCGCCGGCGCGGACCAAGAAGCCGTGAGGCAGGACGTCGCCAAATGGATACGCGGAAACGAAGAGGCGCATTACGCGCTTAACGACGACGGCACTTTCTTTGAGTCGGCGAAGTGGTATGACTGGCAGACGGACCTGCGCGAACTGTCCGTCCTGATGCCCAACGTGTGGTTTGTCCTTCACGGATACGGCGAAGAGTCGGGGGACATATGGCGCGGATACGCCAAGGCCGGCAAGGTGGAAAAAGTGAAAGCCGAGCTGAAGTTCAAAGTCCCCGGCTTTTTCAAACTCAAACACTGATATGAGCATGGTTGATGATGCCTGCCCCCGATGCGGGGCGCCGGTCTGCGCTTGCCAGTGCAAGCGGGACCCGCGGGTTTATGAGACCCCCTGGAACGGTGAGCCGATGCGCTTCGAACTGTCGGAGCACGTCAGGGCCTTCACCGAAAAAATGATGGGCCACCTTCGTCGCGAGTGGGCGTATCGCCGGCTCGCGGGGGACCTGCTGCACCAACTGAAATCGCTGGAGAACTTCGTGGACCCATCTACGCGCAACCTGCTCAAGGACGCGCGTGAGGTGTGGGAGAAGCAATTCGAAGACATCGCAAAGTTATGATAGCCATCATCGCAATCGCCGCTTACTTTGTTTCGGTCATCACGTTGCTGTGCTACGTGAAATACCTGGACAGCCGCGTAACCAAGTTACAGTTCGAACTTTTCGAATACGCCCGGCAAGAATACGTCTCGCACAGGTTCACCAGCGTGTGGTCGCAAATTGTCCGCACACAGGACGACGTGAAAAAACTTCAAGCGAAGCGGGGAGGCAAAAAGAAGTGAACGTCGTCGCCTACTACCGCGTCAGCACTCGCGAGCAGGAAGATAAGACCGGGCTCGAGCGTCAGCAGGACACCGTCGAGAAGTTCGCCGCCTCCAAAGGCATGACCATCGTCCGCTCGTTTTCTGAAGTCCAGTCCGGCGGCGCGGATATCGAGGACCGCACCATGCTGCTTTCCTTGCTCGACGAGGACGGCGTCAGCGGCATCGTGGTCGAGCGCATGGACCGTCTCGCGCGCGACCTCATGGCACAGGAAATTTTTCTTCGGAGCGCGACCACTAAATGTATCCAGGTGTTCACCGCCGACTCCGGCCAGGAGATGACCAACGCGGATGACCCAACGCGCGTGATGTTGCGCCAAGTCATGGGCGCGCTGGCCCAGTGGGAAAAAGCCGTCATCGTAAAAAAACTTCAGGACGGTCGCCGGCGGACCGCTGAACGGACGGGCAAGCCATGCGGGGGTCCGCCACGGTTCGGCTTCCATCCAGACATTCGGACGCGTGGGCATCAGCGGGACATCATCCACTGCGTTAAGAAGATGGTGGACGAGGGGTATTCCTACGCGCGCATCGCCCGCCACTTGCAGGCGAACGGCATCTCCCCGCCAACCGGCAAAATCTGGCATCGCTCAACGGTTTACAAAATTTCCAAAGTCAATCTTGACAATCCGCCGGCAGGGCACACTTCTTAGGTGATATGAGCGGAACTCTCGTTTATCAAGATGCGGTCGGCGTGGACAACTTAATCCTCAGCCTCGCGGGCGGTGACTATGTCGCCAGCCTGGGCAACTTGTCGTGGCAGAAGCTGCGCGTCGGTATTCGCGCGACCATCTCGGCGGAAGCGGACATCTCTGGCAGCCCGGCACCGACGCTTGCCGTCGGACTGTGCAGCGGCACGACTTACCCGTTCATCTCCGGCGGATGCACGCACTTCGTCGGCGCGAAAACCAACGTCAGTGTTTTTGACTACATCCCGTTCGGCACCGGAACCCCGACGTGGATACGCGCCGGCACTAGCAACAACTCTTTTCAGGCGTGCAAGAAAATCGGCGGGACGGTGACGGCGGTTAGTTCGTCTTCGGTCGGCCCTGGCTTCGCCGAAGAACATTCGCAGCCTAAGAGCGTCATCCTGGTAGACATCACCAAGGGGTCTCCGAACTGGACCATCGACTTCTTCATCTTCAACTCGGTCGCGCCCGACAGTTCGTGGCCCGACGTTTCTGAGGCCACATTCAATTCGTTGATGGTCGCGGACACTCCGTCGTTGACCTATCACAGCCTTTACACCGGATATTCCGTTGCGGTGAATGAGGCAACCAACGGAACCATCAACGCAGTGAACGTCTCGTGGAACCGCGACGCGAATCTGGTTAAAGTCGAGGACCTCGCGGTTGCGAAGTTCCTGCTAGACTGATATGAAAATTTCTTGGCCTCCCAGAAAACGGAGCGTGCATAACGTTAAAAGCCAGGATGCCCCGCCTCCGGGTCGGGCAACAAGTCCAACCGTCGCGACGGTTGGCCGGGTGGACATCCGGTTAGCTACCGACCACCCGAAAAATTTTGACAGGACGGAACGTTTTGGCCGAGCACCTTCGGGTCCGGCAAGCGGCGTTTTAGATTCCGGTCTGTCAGCGGGGAAATGGCGACACATGGGCACAGCCCTGAAGGGAAACCCCGTCGCCCGCAGAGTCAGCGAAATAGGCTATCATAAACACGCCGCTTACTTTCATGGCACTTGCAGAAACGCACCCCGTAAAGGGGTTGCTGCGGGAGTCCGCGCGATTGATTCACAGCGGCGACATCTTTGCTGCCGCGAAGTTGGTTCGCGCCTGGGCGGCGCAGAATAACCCCGAGATTGCCAAGCAGTCGGTTGAGACCAAGCGCAAGGCGTTTGAGATGCTCACCCTTCTGCTGCATTGGGCGTTGAACAACGGTGCGACCGAAGAGGCCGCACAACTTCTCTGGACCCCCAACCAATTCGACCCTCGACCGCACAACACGCAGCGCGTATGGTCCGCCTTCGACGAGCGGGACTTCATTTTGTTGATGGGCGCCGGCAAGCAGTCAAAATCATTCTCGATGGCCATCCGGCTTTTTCTGGAGTGGGTCCGTGACCCGGAGTATACGTCGATTCGCGTGCTGGGTCCGAGCGAAGACCATCTGGAGCAGAACCTTTTTTCGCACCTCGTCACACTCCATCGGGAGTCAGCCATACCACTGCCGGGTGAGATTGGAAAATTATTCATCGGCCTCGACGCGCGGTCCAAGCGCGGCTCGATTACCGGCGTGGTGATTCCCCAGGGGAAAAAAGCCGCGGGCCGATTGCAAGGTGTCGCGCGTTTTCGGCGGAAGGTAACTCATCCGGTGTTCGGTGAGACGTCGCGGCTGTTCGTGTTCGTGGACGAAATTTCGAATCTCCCCAAGGGCTTGTGGCACGACATCGACAACTTGCTGTCCAACACCTCAAAGCACGGCGGGCTGAAGGTGGCCGGCGCGTTCAACCCGTCGGACCAGAACGGCGACGTCGGTGTCCGCGTGGAGCCGCCCTTCGGCTGGGCGGATTTTGACCCGGACCTGCACTTCGAATGGATGTCAACGCGTGGCTGGTGGGTCGTCCGCCTGGACGCGATGCAGTCTGAAAACATCAAGCAGAAGCGCGAGGTCTATCCCGGCATGCAGACCTACGAGGGCATGCAGCAAATCATCGCGAACGCCGGCGGGCTCGATTCGCCCGGTTACTGGACGATGGTGCGCGGATGCTTCCCGCCGTTGGGAATGGTTCTCGCGGTCATCCCTTCGGGGCTGACCACAACGTGGAAGGCCGAACCGATTTGGTATGACACGCCCGCGCCCTGCGGTGGCGTTGACTTGGCGCTGGAGGGCGGCGACACCTGCGAATTCGCGCACGGGCTTTTTGGCCGCGCGAGCGGAGTGAAGATGCCCCCGAGCTTGGAATTCCCTGGCGGGCAGACCGTGTGGTTCTACGACCGCAACGGGCACAAGGCACCGCGGCATGTATTGCTGGCGCAGAAAATTTTTCACATCCCGAAGGGGGACACGACCGCCGTCGGTGACGCGGTGATTCGGCTCGCGCGCGAGCTGCACGTCAAACCGGAATACCTCGCGGTGGACCGCACCGGTAACGGACAGGGCGTGTTCGACTACATGAAGACCAAGGGTTGGCGCTGTCACGGCGTCAACTTTTACGAGGGCGCCAGCGAGACGCGCATCATGGCCGAAGACGAAGACACGGCCAAGGAACTTTATGACCGCGTGAACAGCGAGCTTTGGTTCGCCGTCAAGCGGTGGCTGGAGTTTCGGTTCCTTTACGTGGCGCTGGGCATGGAGACCGCGGACCTGACGAGCGAGCTGACGGACCGCTTCTTCCGGATGCTGGGCAAGAAGTCGCACGTTGAGTCAAAGCGCGATTGGAAGTCCCGGCACGCCGGAAAGTCGCCGAACCTCGCGGACGCCTTTACCCTGCTGGTCCACGCCGCACGCAAGGGCAGCGGGTTCATCCCGAGCATGGCCGGCGAGGATTCGATTGACCCGGTGAGCCACGAGTCAACCGAATGGGACCCGCACGCGAAAGACATCGGGTGCGACCGGACGAACCGATTCGAAGACCTGGACACGGCCTTGGACGACCACGAATTGTGAATTTTTATGAGCCTCCGTTTTAACAAAGGTCTCTTTCCCCCAGGTGGTTGGGAGTTTATAGACGATACTGGCGTGAAGCACATCGGGAAGTCCTTTGCTCAGCTCGTCTCGCGCGTGGTTAACTACCGGCTCATCAACAGGTTCGCCATTGGCGACCCCGCGCGGGAGATTGACGCCCAACTTTGCAAGAATTTTCCTGGATACTGCAAAGGTCCTTCTCCTTCAAGCCCTCCCAAACGCGCAACCCCCCAACCAAGCCCCGGCTGTTCGTCGTGCAAAAAATCAAGGCGGTCAAGACGGCCCTAAAAGCCGTTCGTCGGGTCGTGGTGGCCGCGGCCACCGGCTCGAAGGTGTTCGTAGGCCCTGAGATAGCCGGCAAACGGTTGGACGCCTGCCACCGGTGCCCGAATTTTAAGCCCAAGACTCGGCAGTGCGGCCTGTGTTTCTGTTTTGTGGACGCAAAATCCAAGCTCGCCACAGAGTCTTGTCCCGACCACAGATGGCCCTTGACAAACGTGTAAATTCCAACACTTCTAGGTAAGATGCCACTTGCACAGTCATTGCCCGAGCCCTCCTACGCGAGCGAGCCCCAGGGAGATTTCAAGGGAGCGGTCTCCCCGCCGGACCTTTCGAAGAACCTGAAGCCGGGCAACCGGGCCATCCGCGACGCCGTCCAGGCGCGAAACATCGTGATGGTGTTGCTTGCCGCGAGCCGGGAGCGTAACATCAAGAACGCGCGCATCCAGGCGAAGGTGAATTCCGAAAAACCGCACCGAACCGACGCGCTGGAGAGCGAAGGATTGGCGTGGAAGGCGAACTTCTCGACCAAAGTCCTCGCGATGCTCGTCGAAAAGGTCGCACCGCGGTTCGTGCAGGCCATCGAGGGCGTAAAATTTCTCACCAACTCCAAACTTCCCGACGATATCGAAGGTGCCGCGGTCAAAACCGAGGCCTTCCGTCGAGAAATCACGTCACTGTGTCGCAACCGCGCCGGCTGGCGTGACTTTTTGGGTGACCTCGCGCAGGAGAATGCACTTTTTGGCTGGGCCGTCCTCGCGTGGCTCGATGAATTCAGTTGGATGCCGAAATTTTTCCGCCAAGACTTTGCCGCGGTGCCCACCGGGACGAAACCGACTCCCGGAAAAGCGCAGGTCGTGTGTCTCAAGGAAGTTTTTTTGCTCCACGAGCTGTTCGAACTCATCAAAGACAAGGACGCGGCAAAAACTCGCGGTTGGAACATCGAAAACACGGTCCAGATTATCAACTCGGCGATGCCGCAGGACCGACGCTCGCAGTATTCCGCCTGGGAACGCGTTTACGAGGACCTGATTCGCGAATCGAACCTCGGATTGTCGCACGAGAGCGGCGCGCGCGTGGTCGTCGTGTGGCATTTGCTCGCGACGGAGATTGACGGGCAGGTATCGCACTACATTTTCGAAGAAAAGACGTTCACCGAGCTATTCACGAGCGAGGACCAATACAAAACGATGGCGGACGCCGCCGCGTTCTTCACTTTTCAGCAAGGCAACGGAACAATTCACGGCTCCAAAGGAATCGGACGCGAACTTTACTCCATTGCCGGCATCATCGACCGTTCGCGCAACGAAGTTGTGGACCGGCTGAACCTTTCGGGCAAAGTTATCATTCAGGCGGACGAAAAAGTCCTCAAACGCTTCCGAATGTCGGTTGTCGGCAACGCGATTCTCATCGCGCAAGGATATAGCGTGCTCGAACGCAAGCTGGACGCCGCGGTTGAACCGTTCGTTCAGCTTGACCAGTTTTTGACGGGTCTTCTCGACCAGATGGCCGGCGCTACCACGCCGCGCGCGCTCGAGGGCGAGCGCGTGACCAAGGCCGCGGTGGATTTTCTCGCCTCGCGCGAAGAAGAGACCAAGGACAACGTCATCTCGAGGTTCCTGACGCAGTTTTCTGCGGCGGTGACTACGATTCAGCGGCGCGCGTGCGACCCGAACACTTCCGAGGACGATGCGAAGGCGATGCAAGAGCGTCTTCTCAAAATAATGTCCAAAGAAGAGTTGAAGATGCTAGCGGAGATGCCTTCGACTGAGACGGTCAAAGACTACACCGAGATTAAGCGCCAGCAGGTCGTCATCATCGCGCAAGAAGCCCGCGGCAACCCACTTTACAACGCCAAGGAAATGGAACGGCGCAAACTAATCGCGCTCGTGGATGAAGAATTCGCGAACTCGGTGTTGCTGCCGGACAACGACCCGACGGAACAGGCCGAGCAGACCCGCGCGCAGATGGTGGAGCTGTCGTCTCTGATTATTCCGCAAGGGACCGAGGTTCCGGTATCGCCGCGCGACAGTCATCTCATTCACTTGCAGGTTTTGATGCCGGCGCTGGAGTCCACCGCGCAGCAAGCGGTCCAAGACCCGCACGCCATCCCGACGCTCGTCGCGATTTTGAAACACGCAGCCGCGCACGAACAAATCGGTCTACAGACCGGCGTGGACAAGGCGGCGATGAAACCTTTCTCGGACATCATCGGAAAACTTACGGCGCAGATGCCGAAACTTATCGAGATGGCCAAGCAAACTGAAATGGCTCAGCAACGTCAAGCCGAACTGGAAGCAGGGGCGCCTCCTGGACCGACTGACGAAGCTGGCAACCCGATTCCGGGAGCTACTCCGCAAGAAGTGCCGCCCGAACCTGCACCCGCCCCAGCCCAGACCCTTTAGCACCCGGTCTAACCCTACAGACCCATGATTACTATCGAGCCCAATAAATGGGACAGCGACGACGCGAAGATTCTCAAGGATTTTTTCGCCTCCACTACCGGAGCCCTCGCCTTGCAGCATACGCTTTACGCGATGCCGGCATTTTCTGACGCAAGTCCGCACGCGACCCTAGTGTCGTCATGCCTGCGTGAAGGATTTCAGCGCGCCGTCCAGGCGTTGCTGGATTTACAGACCATCAGACCTCCCCAAGCCGAACCGGAATCAAACTATCCGGACCTGGAAGACGACAGCAAATGGAACGACGGCGTTCAACCAGCCGCCGACGAAACCTTATAACTTATGCCCGCCATCAATAATCCAAACGCTCCCGGCGCAGACCAGAGCGCAAACCTTCCGTCAATCTCGGCTGAAACATCGAGCGCGCTCGACGCGCTGTTGAAACAGCAGGAAGACGAAAGCCCCAAGGGTCCAACCGGTCCAGTCGGTGCCACCGGCAACGTCGGTGACCCCGGCGCTCCTGGGCCGTCCGATAAGCGCGACCCCGCAACCGGAAAGTTTCTTCCGAAGGAGAAGACTGCATCAACCGGTCCGTCCGGTGATGAGACCCCGGTGTCCGGTGCAACGCCACCCGCGTCCGGCGCGGCGACCGATGCTTTTGCGGACGTGCAGGCCCCGCAGTTGAAGGGCAAGTCCGCTGAGGCATTCGAAAACATCAAGCGGCTCGCGAACGAGAAGGTGACCGCCCTCCAATCGGAGCGCGACGCGTTTGAGAAGCAAATCAAAGAGCTGAACGAGAAGGCTGGACGGCTCGACCCCAAGGTTGAGGCCGAGTTGAAGGAACTCCGTGAATTTCGTCGCAAGCTCGACGTCGAGGCGGACCCCGAATTCAAAAAGTTCGATGAGGAATCGACGACCCAGGCCGAGTCCATTTACGGCAAGCTTTTGTCCGTCGGCGTGCCCGAGCACACCATCGAAAAAATCAAATCGATGGGCGGCGTGTTCAAAGTTCAGTGGGACCCGATTTTGGAGAAGCTACCGTCCGCGGCCAAGCGGTTTATCGAAGTGAAGCTGACGCAGCTCGAGGACCTGAAGGAAAAGAAATCTACGGCCATCGCTACGGCGAAGAAAAACTCGGAAGAGTTTTTGACGCAGCGCGCGCAAGCCGGCGAGACCGCGAAGAAAGAGTTTCGCGAGAAGGCCGCGACCACGCTCGACGCGATGCTGCCGAAACTGGACTGGTTCGTGGAGAAGAAACCCACCGACAAGTCCACTGACGCGGAGAAGGCGGCTATCGTGGAGCACAACAAGCTTTTGACGGAAACTAAGCTCGCCATCAAGGACGCTATCGACGACGACAGCGCCGAAATGCGGGCCTTCCTGGCGGTCGGTCTGGCTCAGTTGTTGAAATTGCGCGCGGACTACTCTTCGGCGACCTCGGCTCACAAATCTGAAGTTGCGAAGTTGAAGGCCGAACTGGACGCAGCCAACACGCTGCTGGAAAAAGTGAAGAAGGGTTCGACGAACCGTCTTCGCGACACGACCGCGGTGGCTTCTGTTCCCGCCGCCGGCGCCGGAAGCATCAACGAGAAACCTGCGGACGCACTCGACCGGGCGCGCGCTGAGGTAGAAGCCCGACGCGGCTAATGAGTCAGGTCTGCATTTGTCTGCCTTCGTATAAGACGATGGAGCCACGGATGGCTTTCAGCGTCATGGGGCTGATTCATAACGGCAAGGGCCGGACCGCGGAGATGCTGGATTTTGGGGACGCCTTCGTGGTGCATTCCCGGAACAAGCTCGCCGCGGGCTTTTTGCAGACCAAAATGGAGTGGATGCTGACAATCGACGACGACATGGTCGTGCCCTGGGGGAATGCAAAACTTTTTAATTCGTTTACTCGTTTCAATCTCGCTGAGCGTTTTGCCGGACGCAATACCCTCGACCGGCTTCTGTCTCATGGCAAAACTTTGGTGGGAGGTCTTTATTTCGGGCGCTGGCGACATGGCAAAGCGATGTATGGCGAGGGTTCGGACCCGGACGAATTGCGTTACGCCAAGCGCGGACCATATGACCTCATCAAACCCACCCGATGGGTCGGGACCGGATGCATGTTGATTCACCGGTCCGTGCTGCTCGACATCGAGAAAGAATTCCCGCACCTCGCGCGCGGCAAAGACGGCAAGGGTGGTCAGTGGTTCACATCCAGTGAGCACGACCTCCGTCACGCTTTTGAAGTAGTCAAGGATTGGCCGGATGCGGCCGAGGCGATGAAGTATCTTCGTGCTGCCGCGTCGAAGTCGAAACGACACTCGAGCCTGGGCATGGGCGAAGACGTTCAATTTTGTATCCGCGCCACGCAGGCCGGACATCAGCCGTATGTGGACATGGGTCTGCTCTGCGGCCACATCGGAACCTACTGTTATGGCGAACCAACCAAATAAGCTTCTCATCGCCTTCGTCTACTGGGAGCAGGACCGCGCGCAATCGAGCAAGCTTGCACGGTTGGTGGCGGACCTGGAACCGCGGCTGTCGGAAAACGCGGACGTGCTTTTCTCTGCGCGGTTTGACTGCACGCACGACACTTCAACCATTGAATATGTTGCCCGAAAATTCAACGTTCACACGAACATTTGCCGGGGACGCCGCGGCCGTGGTTGGCCCGCCGGCTGCAACGACCTAGCTTTCGGCACACTCGACTACGTATACAGTCACGCTGCGATTCGGCGGATTTCGCCTTACAAGGCTGTGGCACTTCTTGAAGCGGACAGCGCGCCGCTGCGGCCTGGGTGGATAGAGGAAATCTCGAACGCCTGGGATGAGGCGAACAAGGTGAAGCCAATTCGCGTGTTCGGCCCGTTGCTCCCGAGCGGAGTCAAGGAAGCGGGGAACCAGCACATCAACGGAAACTGTTTGGTCTCGGGCGACATGCCTTTTCTGCATTGGTTCACTCGCAAGGTCGGCGGCTGCAATCCGCACGCGGGCTGGGACTGGTGCATGGCGCCGCAGTTCAAGCGTATGGGCTGGGCCGACTGCAAGCAGATGAAATCTTGGTGGCGCTGCCCACAGGTGTCGCAGGAGCAGTATGAATCGCTGTTGGCCGACGGCACGGTTTATCTGCACGGCTGCAAGACCGATGACGTATTCAACCTCGTTCGAAAGAGGTGGCTATGAGCAAAGAATTTCCTCGCACGTTAATCCCGACGGAGTGCATAAGCTTCCCCCGCTGTGGTCATCACGCGCTAACTAACGTGCTGGGGCATTATTTTGCGGAGAACTTTCATTACGGCGAGCTGTATCGGGACGGAACTCCCATCGGGCCGGATTCTCCGACTAATTGGCAGAAGAACCACGATTTCAATCTGGACACGCCGATTCTGCCGGACCGAAACTATATCGTGCAGATTCGCAACCCGCTCGAGGCGATTGAATCGTGGGAAGTCCTGGACAAGCGCGTGGCCGGGCGTGTGGTGGATACGTGCGAGAACCGCATCGAGTTTTATTCGAAGTTCGTTAAGAAGTGGATTTATGGACTTGTCCCGTGGCGGCTTGTGGTGTGGTATGAGGACCTGATGGCGCGACCGTTGCCGACGGTCACGAGCGTGATTCAATTTGTGACGCGGACACAGAACGTGGACGTGGCACGGCTTCAGGAATCGCTTACGGCGTTCCCCCTGGAGCGGAGGACCCAAACATGCCCGACGAAATACAACAAAGCGTGAACAAGTTGGTGGTGACCATTCATGGTTACGCTGGCGACGCCCATCAAATCAACGACCTTCGACCGGTATACGAGCACCACAAGGCGCCAATCGTGGTGATGACGCCGGACGACTCCCGCATTGAATCGTTCGGTCCGCACATCTGCCGTTTCGGCGGCAAGCGGCAATACATCGGCGAGGACAGCCTTAAGCGGCAGGTCCGTCACTGGGAAATGATGCTCGATTTCAACGCGACCCATTTTCTGTCAAACGACTCCGATAGCTTTTGTCTGGCCCCGGAGCTTCCCGAGTATCTCTACAAGGAAGACGTGCTGTGGAGCAACGAGGTGTCCGACATGATGCACCTTCGCAAGCCGGAATACAAGTGGCCGCGCCTCGCGTTCCAGCCGCCATACTTTTGGTCGCGGGGAATTGTTGAGCGGTTGGTAAAGGCCGCGCCGCTGGTGAAGATTGACATGCAGACGCCCTTCATCGACTGGTTCGTGATGGCGGTCGCCGTCGCCGGCGGCATCCCGCACAAGTCATTTCCGGACGGGTTCAGTTGTGGGACAGCCAATCCGCACGGCCTGAAGGTGATGACGGACCAAGTCTGGAGGCACGGGAAAATTTTTGTCCACGCGGTCAAGAATGCATCAATTCGCCGTCAGCTCGAATATGCGCGCGGGCAGTTTCTGAAGAGGAAAAGAAAATGAACAAGGACTCTGTAATTTATGTGGCCGGGCATCGTGGTCTTGTGGGTGACGCAATTACGCGCCTGCTTCGCTCGCGCGGTCACACGCGCATCGTTACGGCTACGCGGGAGCAGGGCGACCTCACGGACCCGGTCTTCGTGAAGTGGTTCTTCTCCGTCTACAAGCCGGAGTATGTTTTTGTGGCGGCGGCGCACGTCGGGGGCATCCTGGCGAATGACCAGAACAAGGTGGACTTTATCACGAAGAACCTCGCCATCCAAAACAACATCATCCTCAACGCCGCGGAGTATGGGACGAAAAAACTCCTGTTCCTCGGCAGCTCGTGCATCTACCCGCGTGACGCGGAGCAGCCCATCAAGCCCCAGGCGCTTTTGACCGGGCCATTCGAACCGACGACCGAGGCGTATGGAATTGCCAAGGTGGCCGGCATTCGGCTGTGCCAGTATCTGCGCGACGAGAAGGGTCTCAACTTCATCTGCGCGATGCCGTGCAATCTCTATGGCCCAGGCGACCGGTTCGACAGCGTTCGCTCGCACGTCGTCCCTGGTCTCATCACGCGCATGCTCCACGCGAAAAAAATGGGGATGCCCGAGTTTGCGGTGTGGGGAGATGGCTCGGCCCAGCGCGAGCTTTTGTATGCGGACGACCTCGCCCGCGCGTGCTCGCTTTTGATGGACGAATACAACGGGCGCGAGGTGGTGAACACCGGCAGCAGTGACGAGTGGACCATCAAGGCCATCGCGGACGAGGTGCGCAAGGTGGTAGGATACACGGGCTACCTGCATTTCGATTCGGACAAGCCGACGGGCGTCCCCAGGAAGGTCCTGGACAACACCGTCATTCGGTCGCTCGGGTGGTCGCCGCAGATGCCGTTTCCCGAGGGGCTTCAGAAGACCGTTACGGCGTATCGCCAACGGCTGTCGATTCTTCGTTGACATTTTCGATTTGGGGCGCACTGGTAAGAATGTGAACGAGAAATATGACCACTGTTCTCGCTGCCACGCGCGACGGAAATATCCGGGGCGAGACTGTTGCAAGGAATGCTTGGTGCGGCATGCCCGAAGAAATTGTCTTCGTCGAGCCCGCCGAAAGGAACGTTACGCAACAGACCCCGCCTTCAGAATTCGGACAGCTCTGTCCACTCGAATAAACAGCGCGCTGCGGGGCACCCTTAAAAAGGTGGCGAACACAGAAAAATTGTTGGGTTGCTCTTTCGCGCACTTCCGAGAATACATGGAAGGCCTGTTCAAACCGGGGATGACCTGGGAAAACTACGGGGAGTGGCAGGTGGACCACAAAATTCCGTGTGTGAATTTTGACTTGGCGAAAGAATCCGAGCAATACCGATGTTTCCATTACAGCAATTTGCAACCCCTTTGGGCAGAGGATAATCTGCGAAAGGGATGGAAAAGTAGTTGACAATTTTGATTTTCCATGCACTTCTTCTGTGCATGGACCTTAATCGGCTTCTCTGGTCCGGAAGCAATCGGCCTAATCTGTCTGCGGCTGGCCGGCGCTGACAGGGTAACTTCGCAGCCCCATTGCGAGGAAAAAAACCGTAAGTGGTTTATACCACTTAAATTAGAAAGGCTCTCAAAATGAGTGCTGATTGCAATGCGCCCGACGTAATCTCGGAAATCGCCCAAAAGGACGTTTCTCGATTGGTCGGCACGGTCGCGAAGACTCTCGCGGCCAACAGCGTATTCATTAACGTCATCGGCGGCGGGGTGTTCCCGTCCGGCGTGTCGGATGAAATTCGCTTCCCCGTTCAAATGCAAGCCGCCCCTGGCGACTCGCTGGCCCTCCCCACATTCCAGTGTGATACGGAGGTCTGCGGAACCAACGGAATCCAGGACCTTACTGACGCGATTGACTTTACCGCTCGCTTGGAAACCAAGCGTGGCCGCGGTCCCCGCGTCTGTGTAAAGAAGGGCTACGCGGCTTTTAAAAGCTCGTATCTCTCTGCGGAAGACTCACTTAGGAAGCTCGTCACGCAGTATGTCAACGCTGACATCCGCGCCCAGCTCTACCTGCGCAGCGCCTCGAAGTTCAACGCCGTCGCCGGCTACGATTTCGATTCTCTGTTCACCGGTGGTGTTGAGACGGACCTAGGCGTCCAGTTCGCCCCACTGTTGCCCACGGGTCCGCTGAGTTTCAAAGCTCTGCACTATCTGACTCGCTTCGTCAAGGAAGCGTTGTTCGCGTCGATGTTCGACAGCGAAGGCAAAGGGATGCCCCACGCTCGCTTCATCGGCAGCTCCGACATCATCGAGAGCTTCCGCAATGAAATCGGCGTGAAGGAAATCCTCATCGGTTTGACGACCGGTGGATACAAGCTGGGCGAGCAGTCCGTTTCTGCTTACCAGTTCGAAGAGGCGCCCGCTTACCGCGGTATCGCTTTCGGTGTGGACCAACGTCCGCTCCGTGCCACGGGTTTTGACGGCGACGGCAACCTCATCCTGGTTGACCCCGTCGTGAACGTCCCGAACCTCACCAAGAACACGGCGTATGCCAAGGTCAATCCCGCGTGGTTGGCTGCGGACTACGAAGTCGGGTTCTTGATGTTCGACAACACTTTCAACCGGCTGGTTCCGGAGAAGTATGTCGGCGAAGGCACCTTCAAGTTCGCGCCCCAGTTGCACATGGGCGAACTCGAATGGCATTACATCGTGGACAACGACTGTAATCAGTTCGGCGACTTCGGTTGGCACAAGTATCAGATTACTCGTGCGTATCAGCCGATTCGTCCTCAGCACGTTGTGCCCATCCTGTATCGGCGCTGCCAAGCGGACCTCGGTCTGCCCGACTGCACCGTGACGGATAGCTCGAGCTTCTCCGGAAGCGACGCGTTTGCCACCTTGGGAGTCTGCGACTCCTAAGCTGGGTCTGTAGGGTCTGCCGGCGAGGCCAACACCTCGCCGGCAGTTTAACACTCAACCTCACCAAAAAAAATATGACTTACGTTGAAGCTCAAGCTGCGCTGCTCGCACTCGGTCAGGACCTCAGCCTCACCGGGCTCCAGGGCCGTTCCGTGTCGGGTCTGTTGCAGGAAATCCTCATCGCCGGCGGGTCCGCTATCACGGACAAAGGCGCCGGTTCTGATTGGGATAACGCGCTCGTCACTGCCCTCGGCATTGACACGCCGTTGACCTAATCATCAATCTGGGTTTGAGGGGTATTATATATAATACCCCTCACTCCCAACCCTTTTCTGATGTTCGACAACATCAAAGTTTCTGGCGCGGCCCTCCTGGGATTTGGCGCCCCAATCGCAAACATTTTTATCGACACGGCGACGTCCTGGTTGGGCGTGCTCGTGTTGGTCGGACAAATCTCAGTGGCCGCGGTGACCACTTGGTATATTTTCCGCAAGGCTCAGGCACTTCATCGCGACAACAAAAAGGACAAGAAGTAATGAACGCTTACAATGACCCCAAAGACATCACTGGGGCAATCCTGGCGGCGGCTGTTGGCATCACCTACAGCACCTCCGACGATTATGTGAACTTGGCCCGCAAGACGGCCATCGCGCTTGGCGTGCCGGCTCACAAGGTCAACTACGCTGAACTTGGGACCATCCTGAACCTGATTCGGGAAGCCTCTCCCATCGTCTCGTAATGTTCTGGCCGGACACATCCCCGAAGTGGGGGGACTCTGAAAACACACTTCTCGCGAAGTGGTTGGAGACCCTCGGCGGCGAGGCCAAGCCCGGCGACTCGGACCATCAGCTTTTGTATAAAATCGCGCTGCTCCTGAGTAACGCAATGTAACCTATGGACACGACCCCTCGACTGAACGACCCGGACAACACGCTGCTGAAGAAGATTTGCCTCTTGCTTCAGGGCGGCGTCTCATCCGGCGTTCTGACTTTTAACGCACGGACTGGTGCGGTCACGCTTCTCTCGGCGGACGTGACCGGCGCCCTGGGCTACACGCCCGTGAACAAGGCCGGCGACACGATGTCTGGCACGCTCACGGTCCCGACGCTCACCTCCACGACGGCGATTAACGGTGTGGACGAGACGCTGACCGGGACGCTGAATATCACCGGCTCCCAGGTTGACCACGAGGTTTTGACTCGCATCGCGGCTGATACGCAAGGCCCGACTATCCGAATGCGCAAGCGAGGGACGGGCGGCAATGCGAATGCTCCGGTTGCGAGCAATGAAGGAATTTTTCAGATTCGCGGTCTCGCCTGGGACGGGACGGACTACCAAGCGGCTGGCCGATTTCAAATTAACGCCCAGGGCACCCAGAGCGGAACGAACCACTCTTCGTTTATTCGGTGGCAGGCATGCCCGCCGAACACGACCACGGAAGAGGAACTCTTTCGCATCACTTCGTCCGCGACCGCGCAATCCATCATCGCTCTCGGTGGCGTAGCGGCCACGAACCCGGCCCTAAAACGTAGCGGCACGGACATTCAAATCCGTCTCGGGAACGACTCCGGGTATGCGGCTATTGACGTGTCCGCTGTTAAGGCGGCGGGGACCCAGGTGGTCTCCACTCGTCAGCCCGGCTGGACCGCGGCCTCCGGCACCGCAACTCGCACGACTTTTGCCACCAGCACGGTGACGCTCGAAGTCCTCGCTCAACACGTCAAGGCTCTGATTGACGACCTCATCACTCACGGCTTAATTGGAACATAACATGCCCGACTCCGATTCAAATACATTCGAATCCCTGGGCCGAATTCTGGCCTCAGTGTTTGGGATTGCCACGCGACCGTATGATACGAAGGTCCAGCTATGGGCCAAGGTGGCGAGGTCCCTGGGAATTCGCGTGTCTCCTTATGACTCGTTGGAATCCATTCTAGCACGAATCGCCGCGACGAACCCAACGGGCGGAAGCTCGCCCTCTTCGGATGAACTTATTCCGAACCTTGTCGGGGGGCCGGATACCTACATTGACATTGAAGGTGTCGGGCTGAACGCGCTAGTGTCTTTCGGGGTGACGCAGTTGTTTTTCTTCTTTATGGTCGATATCACGGGAATGAAGACCCTGGTCTTCCCCAACTTGACTACCGTCAATAATTCCACGGGGGGAATCGAGTTGGCGTCGTGCGCGGAGCTGGAAACGATTTCCCTCCCCGTTCTTGCTGGGGTGCTCCCGCACGTTAACTTCGAGGACATGCCCGCGCTCACAAGTTTTTCAGCTCCCGGAGCCGGCCCGGGGGTCGCGTCGCCCACGGTGGTTTTGATTGATTGTCCGAACCTAGCCGTTTTCGACGCCCCCAATCTTCTCACCGGAGCAACCGGGTTTGGTTTTTTAATTATTACGAACATTGGTCCGGTATCACTAGACATCGGGTTAACCGAGCTTGTTGAATGCGGCATCCTGGACCTCGAAAACTGTCCGGGATTTTCCGGGAACAAAAACTTTTCGACTCTGAACCTTCTGTTTAATCGGTTGACTGTTTCGGGCACCTCGGCGACGGGACTTCAATTTCCGTTGCTCCCCTCTATAGGGGCGAATTTGGCAGTGGAGAACAATCCACTACTCACTAACTTGTCTCTTCCGCTAGTGGTCACAGTGGCAGGAAATGTGACAATCAAAAACAACGCCACCCTCGTTAGTTTGGACGTGTCCTCGATGGTGCCCTTCAGTGCTTCGACTGATGACTACAGTGGCAATGCTTTGAATCAAGCCTCTGTGGATGGCGTTCTTGCACGCTATGCGGCGAATGCTGGATATTTGGCGGGGACGATTGACTTGTCAGGGGGAACCAACTCTGCTCCGTCCCCGACGGGTGCGGCGGACAAGGCCACTTTGATTGGACGCGGCGTGACGGTAATCACCAATTAACTTATGGACGACCTCAAAGTTTCAGAAAAAGTGAAGCCGGTGGAAGTGAGTAAGTTCGACCGCACGGTGGAACTGCACAATTCTATTCGTGTCGCAGAAGGGAAGTCGGCCCTCTCGCAAGAAGAATTTGCTTCCGCGATTCTGGCCGGGCTACAAAAACGTCCGCATTGGGTCAGGATTCTGCTCAGGAACGTTGCACTTTTGATGGCCGTCTTGTTTTTGGCCGGCTGTTCGATTCTGCCGCTCAAGCCCGGCAGCGCCTCGATTGAATCGGACTCCGACGGGCGCAAGGTGATTCAGGTTCATCAGTCTCAGAACCCGAAGAATGACACCGTCCAGGATTACAAGCGCGTCGTGGACTCCAACGGGGTGACGACCGAGGAAGTCCACACTAAAATCGGAGCGGCCCAGAAAGACTTAGCGCGCGAGATGACCGCGAAGCTCGGTTCGCTGCGCCCCGTGATGTGGGTCGGCATTTTCGTTTTGCTTTTCGGCATCGGGAGTTTCCATCCGTATCTGCGCGCCATTGTAGGCAGCGTGACGACCAGCGTCATCATCGTCGTCGCGGGCTTGGGGATGATTGTTTTGCCGTCTCTTATCGTGGGAAATGAAATCTTGATTCTTGGTGTCGGCGTTGGCGCGGTTGTCCTTTACTGGTTCAGTCACCGACACGGAAAACTTCAAGGGCTGGTCGATGCGAACAAAAACGGAGTAGACGACCGAGAGGAAAAATTATAATATGCCTTGCGATTGTGGTAGCCAAGGGTGCAGCGGGGGATGCGGGGATTGCAATCAGACCTTCCCGGCTGATTGTGGTTCGACGCAGTGTAACCCGTGCCGGTCGTGCCCTACCTCGACTGCGGACTGCGAAACGCTTCCCAGCGCGCTGCAAAACTTTGTCGATGCGTTTTTCGGTTCAGTAACCAAGACGGAAATCAACGGGGAGGTCCGATGGATTTTGCCGTGTAACCTGGACATTGGTTTGCCCGGCAACCCGCGCGGCGACGGCGAGGGTCTCGCGTGTTATTTCCTCCGGCTGTTTCGCGACGGAATCAACGGGCTCGAAGGTCCCACCGGCGCCCCAGGCGCTGCGGGCGAGGCCGGCCCGACTCCCTGGACGATTTTACTTACGGCGTTCGTGCAGCCTTCCTCCGGCGGCACGGTGAACTTCAACATTGTGGCGTCGCCCAGTGTGACCGTCGGCCAGACGGTTTTCATCCCCGGCTCCGGTTACTACATTGTGACGAGCCGAGTGTCGAACTCGGTCTTCGCGCAACTCATAGAGGCGGTCCCCTCACCGAACGTGGTGACGGTCCCCGGCACGATTGTTCTGCCGTGCGGACCTCGGGGTCTCACGATTACCGGACCGCCGGGAACGCCGGGAACCCAGGGGCCGACTGGCGCCCAGGGTATCCAAGGTCCAACCGGCCCGAGCGGCGCGACGGGTCCCACAGGGCCGACGGGCGCCGTCACGACGAACGACAACGGACAGGTCGTCATCACAGGCGCGACGGACTTCACCGTCACGAACGCGGACCAAAAAATTACTTTCGGCATCGACGACCCGGAGGTCAACCTCCCGGTCGCGGGGACCTATTGGGTCATCGCGCGATTCCGTTGCTTCAACGACGTTGGAAGCGGAGACAATTTGGAGTGGGATTTTTACATGAACAACCAGACGACGGCTACGCCGGTGCCTGGGGGTGAACATCCTGACACCATCATCTGGAATACTGGCGGCTCGACGCACTGCACTTACGTTCATATCTGGGCGCTGGTGACCACGTCTGCGGACAATCAAATCATCGACTTCCACGTTCAATCGTTTAGCGGCGCGGCCCCGCAGACAATTTTCCAAGACGGCTCTGTCGTGGCATACATTCGACTGCAATGAGTGACTGCACACATCCAGTTCTGCGTGACCCGGAACATGATTTATCTCATCCGTGTTTCCCGCGGCCTTCGACGAAAATTTTGCCGGGGCGCACGCTGCCCCCACGCATCATCGTCAACGAATCGATTGACGTGCTCCAGGACGAAGATGGTTTTCCGATTTTGGATGAAGTCACCGGCTCAACCATCATCGACGATTTGCGAGAATGAAAGTTTCTGATTACGTAAATGGGGCCGAGGCCAATCCCGAGGGATGGTTGTTCATCGCTGAACGCCAGCCGCCGGGAGCCCCGAAGCCCTACATCACGAAGAAAATTGCGCCCGACAAACTGGGCGCCACCGGTCCGGCAGGCCCACAAGGTCTGCCGGGCGTCGGTGCCGAAGGGCCTACTGGCCCGACGGGCGCGGCGGGCAGCGTTGGGCCGACGGGTCCGACGGGCGCCAACGGGGCGGACAGCTCGGATGAGTGGGTTCATCCCGACGGCTTGTCCCTGGACCTTTTTGAGGAATACGACCCAGGCGCGATTGTCGCTCCGAGCGGTGGATTTGGTTGGGACACCGCCGGCGTTGTCTCGGGCGGAACCATCGTGCAGCGAAACATCGCGAACGGTCGCACCGAGCGTCGCCTGAGTTTATCCTCCGGCGAATTCGCACGAAAACTTTATGTCGGCAGCGACTGGCATCGGCTACGAATCGCACTGTTGCTGCGAGTCAACGGTGCATCAACTTTCACCGCGAATGGGTTTGTCGGTCTGTGCTCGGGCACCACGAATCCATTCGGCGGGACGACCGACAACGCCATCGGAATTTATTTCGACCCTACGAACGTGAACTCCTGGGTGTTTACGAACGGCACGACCAAGGACTTTTTCGCGCAGAGTGTCAGCACGCGCTTCGTAACGAAACGCGGCGCTGGCGCCCCAGTAGACCAAGGGGGAGGAAGCGGGTCGGATGGTCGGCGATTCGCATCCACGGAGGCTCTGCGCACGATTTTATTTTTGGAAGTCTCGCGGCCCGTGTTCGCCAGCTCCGTTTCGTCTGTTTCATACTCCTGGGGCATGCGCTCGACGAATGTGACCCAGGCGGAATTCTCGCTGAGCAAACGCTCGCTGCTCCATTCGATTATGGACAGCGCGAACAACAGCTCTCTCGCGCAGGATGACACGATTGTGACGCTCACGGGCGCCAGCACGGTTACCAACGCCTTCGCAGATGACGAGAGCACCGGCGCGTTCGACTCGCTGAATATCCGATGGGACGGCACGCACCCGCTGGAAATCTGCGGCATGGCCGTTCACAAGATTTACTAACATGAATTACGCCCTCGAAGAGTTTTACGAGAACGCGCCAATTACCACGGCGGACGACGGTCACATCCTGATTGGAAAACTCAACGCGGGTGGAGTGATTCAGCTTTTTCGGCTGCACGTCAATGACCTGAACCATATTGCAGGGCCAACAGGTCCGACAGGGCCAACGGGTCCGACGGGGGCCGCTGGCACCAACGGAACCAACGGAACAAATGGCGCGACCGGGCCAACCGGTCCGACGGGTCCGACAGGTCCCGTAGGTCCGACGGGCGCGAATGGTCCAACTGGGCCGACTGGACCCACGGGACCCGCGGGTTCGGCCGGCGCGAGTGGCCCGACAGGTCCGACAGGTCCCACGGGGCCGACGGGGGCCACGGGCGCGAGCGGGGCCACGGGCGCGAGTGGTCCGACTGGGCCGACAGGTCCAACGGGGCCGACGGGCGCCGGCGGGACGAATGGCTCGTCCTTCGTTACTGATTCTTTCGCGCTTGAGAATTTTGATGACTACGCGACTGGAGCAATCTCCAACTTTACGAGCGGCTCGGGGTGGAGCGGCTCGGGGGCGGCGTCTGGAGCGACCATTGTTTCGGTGACGATGCCAGATGGACGAAGCGACAAGCGATTGTCGCTGGCCGGCCCAGGAGAATTCAAGCGCAAAATGATTTGGGGAGAAAAGTGGAAGCGCATCCGCGTCGGTCTTTTGCTACGCATCAGCGGGGCGGCGACCATCACTGGGGATTTTCAATTTGGGGTGTGCTCGGGAATCACCAACGGGGTGGGCAGCACGACCTGCACAAATTACATCGGGTGTGGAACTCGGCCCCTTAACACGAACCAATACACGCACGCGGCTGGAAGCGATGTCAACGTGTATACCGCAACTTTTGCGGGCGCGTCATCCAAACGGGTGAACACCTTCACGGACTACGGCGGTTCCTCTTCAATGAAGGGCTACCCTGCCGCGGGCTCGACGGCTCTTTGCTTGAACGTTTTTGACATCAAGCGCGCACGGCTTTCGGCCAGCGCAACCTACGGCATGTTTGTTCAGGGTCCGTCGCCGACAGGAACTACTGGCGGCAGCACGGAACAATTTTTGGATTGGGGTGACCTGCTCGCGGTAATCCAGAACCCGGACACGGCGACCTACAACACCGGATGGTGGTATGACGGCAATGCGTCCACCCAGTCGGCGACCTTCGACGAATCGGCGGGCGCCCTGGACAGTATCAACATCTGGTGGAGCCATGCCACCACGCCCATCGAAATTGCCGGTATCGCGGTATGGAAGATGGCTTGACAAACGGCTGGAAATCAACACTTCTTACATGATGAAAATGCCAATGGACCTAGGATACAAGATGGACATGGGGCCAAGCTCCGTGTCGATGGACAAAAAGATGTATCCAACCCTGCACCTGGAATGGCCTACGGATTACAACCTTCCGGAGGCTGGGGAGCTGACAATCAAGTTCGTCAAAAAGGGCGAGAGCAAGTCCAAACGGGGCTCCAAGCCGCTCTATACGGTGGACCTGGAAATCAAGTCCATTGAGTCTGTCGAGGAAGGCGAGGTTGAAGAGGACGAGACGGAAGAGTCCGGCTCCGAGGCCTTGGACCGGCACGCCAAAGAAGTTTCGGAAAACTACTGATTTTATGCCATACGGAGGCGCAGGAAAAACGGTTGGGGTAGACTACGAGTCGGAAATCCGGAACCTCGACAAACAGAAGGGGGACCTCGAGACGCGAGGCCGCGAGCTGTTGGAGGCCGGCAAGGGCGACTCGGACGAGTTTAATGACGTGGTGGACCAGCATCGCAACGTTCACGGACGCCGCCGGCTCATCGACGGCATGGTAAAAGGCTCGGGCGACGCGGAGAGCGGCGCCGAATCTCTGGACCGCATCAAAGCGGAGATGGGCAAAGGCAAGCCGGGGTCCGGCACATAATATGTTCCAAGCTCAAGATGTTCTCGACGACGCCAGGGACATTTTCGGAATCTGCAAGGAAGAAAAGCTATTCCGATATATCACTGACGCGATTCGATTGCTGGCCAATAAGGGCGACATCGACCCTCTCGTTGGCGCGCTTGACGTTTGCGTTCAGAACAACTGCGTCACGCTCCCGAACGAAGTCGAAACCGTTTTTGGGGTGAACCTTGCTGGGCGCCCCGCGCTCGGCCACAACGAACTATTCTCCTGGCACCTGAACGGCCCAGGCGACCGCAAGACCCGCTGCGATTATTCTTGGTTCGACGAGCTTCCCGCGGTCACCTACAAGGACCTGATTTGCCCTGGCCGGCTGGTCGCTTTCGTGGACAAGCCGTCCGATTCCAACCGGGAACTGCGCGTGTTCGGTTTTGACAACCAGAACAAGCCGCTCCAGACGCTGGAAAACGGTGTGTGGACCGACGGTCTGTTGGTGCCCACGATTTTTGGCTACGCGGTGCCCGCCTCTACGGACCCGATTGTCGGCCGAATCACGAACATCGTCAAGGAACGCTCCGACGGAATCATTCGTCTCTCGACGTTCGACAACTCGTCTAGCAGCGGCACGCTCATCGGAATTTACGACCCGGAAGAAGTTGTTCCGCGGTATCGTCGCATCAAAATCTCCCGCGGCTGCCCCTGGGTCCGGATTTTGTATCGCAAGAAATCGTTCACGGTGACTAGCCCGAATACGCGCATCCTGCTTCACAGTCGGTTCGCGCTCGTGCTCGCGATGAAGGCCGTGAAGTTTTACATCGACTCGGACGTTGCCAACGGCATGCAGTTCGAGGCGCACGCCACACGAATTTTGACCGAACAAGAGGGCGCTCTGACCAGTCCAAACGCGCTCCCGATGCAGGTGGAAGACCGCAACAGCATCGCACAAAAAGACGACTGGAACGTAGACTAACATGAAGAACGTGAAACAAGACATGGGCAAGGCGCCGTCGAGCGGTTCCGTGGAGAACGCGAAGACGAACGCAAACGTCCCCGCGCCCCAGGAGATTTTTCAATACTCCGACGGCAAGTGCGAGGAACGCGACCTGATTGACCGTCTGAAAAACGGCCATGACAAGGGCAACTACAGCGAATACGTCGGGAGTTTGTAATCAGTGACGCCACGAACCGAGGATGGGGAGCTGACGTTTCTAGGCGGCATGGATTCCATGTCCGACTCGAATCAGTTGAGCCCAGGCTTTTACGCCCGCAGCATGAACACCGTCAACCGCGGTGGAGTGGTGCAGTGTCGTCCAGGCTATCGGTGCAAGTTCGTGATGCCGCCGGGCAACCTCCAAGGCGGCTTCGTCTTCCGGCCCAAGGTCGGCATCGAGTCGATTCTGTTCGCCGTGGACGGGAACGTGTATCTGTCCGAGTATCCGTATCGCACGTATCGGCAGCTCGCGATTCAATTCTCCGCGACCGCTCGCCAGCTTTTCTTCGTCCAGGCGGAACAGGCCGTGACGCGCAACGACGACAACTCGCTCCGGCTGGTGCCCCCGGTCAATCTGGTAATCATCCAGGATGGCGGGCTGACGGCGCCGGCGGTGTTCGACGGCTTCAACGCGGAGCACGACGCGAACATCAAGCTCGGTGGACCGATGGCGTGGAGCGGCGACCGACTGTGGGTTGCGCAGGGAGCAAAACTTTTCGCGTCTGACATTTATGACCCGCGGCACTTCCTCGAGCCCCAATATTTCGCGACCATCGAGGCTTTCACGCTTCCTGGAGAAATTACGGCGCTGGCGGAACCGACGGCGAACGCGGAACTGGCTTCACTGTTTGTTTTCACCCAAGATTCCACGACGCTAATCCAGTCCGGAATTCGGGACCGCACTCTCTGGGCGACCACGCCCAACTTTCAGTTCATTCAGTTTCCTGAGGTCGGCTGCGTCTCGCCGCGTTCGATTGCGCTTCTCCACGGCCTGCTGTGGTGGTATTCTGCGCAGGGCTTGACGAACGTCAACGCGGCCATGCTCACTCGCCAAACGTCTGTCACTCCTTACGAGGACAACGAAATGGCGGAAAGCAAATCCCGCCTGGGCGAGGACCTTAACGGCGTGGCCAGTGGGTTCTTCGAGAACTACCTTCTGGTGTCGGTTCCATACTGCGACCGCTACAACACCCATACGTGGTGCCTGGACGGCGCGACCTTCCAGCGCAAGGAGCAAAAATCTCCATTCGCATGGAACTCTTTTTGGACTGGCACTCGGCCCGTGGAATGGTTCTACGGTCTGTTCGCCGGCTCGAACCGGATTTTTTACGCGAGCGTGGATTACGACGGGCAGAACCGGTTGTGGGAAGCGTTCTCTCCGGACCGGCTGGACGACGGGTGCCCGATTACTTGGTATGTCGAGACGCGCGCGTATAGCGCGGACATCCCGCTCAAGGACAAGAAAGTTTTGTATGCGGACATCTACCTGTCCGAGCTGGCCGGGACGGTGGACCTCGGGGTCTTCTGGGCTGGGCCGCACCGGGGACGATACAAACGGATACTGACGAAACGAATCGAAGCGCCCCGCGGTTCATTTCGCATTGGCCACGACATTACGAGTGACCAAAAAATCTTTGCTTTCAAAAAGCAAGTGCGCGCGCTCCGGACCCAGGACGGACGGCTGCTCGCCTCGTCAGAGGACTTGTCCTCGTGCGATGTTGAAAGCATAATGCTGGACTTCCTGGATGAATCTTTTCAACTTCTCATTGTTGGCTCTGGTCCTGGTGCTGTGCGTGGAATTCGTTTATACCTGGAGCCCGCGCCGGGGACGCCGGGTTCAGTCAGCCCGAACAAAGAACTTTCGGGCCGCTGCGAAGAAGACGAAGGACCTGAGCAAAATTTTGTGCGATTCGACGGAGCCGCTTCAGACTCGGTCGAGGCACTGAACGAGAACATTCCGCTGTTCACGAGCAACCGAACGGTGACGCTGACCGAGCAGGGGATTACGGAAGTGGGCACCGGCTACGGCGAGTCTGTGATTAGCCAGGACGACGCGGACAAAATCGCGACCACGACCGCTCGGCGAAAAGCTGCGCGAAAACTGGAAGAGGCTTTGCCGATTTTAATTTCGACGGGACTCGGGCTATGATGCAGTATGATGCATTGCGTGCAATTACGCGCCGGCAGTTGCGAATCAACTACCGGTCGCCGCTCATCTGCCAACTCGGCCCCGAGGAAAGCGGTAGCGGGTCCGGGAGCGACGTGTCCGGGTTTATCCCGGTCAACGCGCCGGCGGGTCCGACGAATTTGCAATCGAGTGTGAGTGATTGTCCGAGAGTGGTGACGCTGACCTGGGATGCCGTAACGGGCGCTCTGGGTTACAACGTCCTGCGCGCGGACGACCCGGTTGGTCCGTTTGTCTACCGTCAGTCGGTGGACGGCCTTTCGTTCGCGGAGGACGTGGAGGACGGCGTGACCTTTTACTATCAAGTCGTGGCGTTCGGCGAGTTTGGACAGTCGAACCCCTCGGAAACTTTGGCGGTCGTAGTGCCGACGTGCGAATAATATGGCGAACCCGAATAACAACGGAAACGGAAACGGCAATGGCGGAAACGGTGGTGGGGCTCCCCCTCCGAACCCGCACCGGAAACCCACGCCGCTCGAAACCCAACAGGGTCTCGAAAAGATGACCGACGCGTTCAAGAGCGATTTTCACAAGGCCGATGGCTCGTTGTATACCTTCTCCACTGACGAGTCGCTCAAGACCTTCGGGGAATTGGTTGATAACGGGCGAGCCGATGAGTTGGCTCTGTATCTGGAGAACCCGACACAGCTTTTGCTGTCGATGATTTTCGCGTTGCAGGACCGCGTCGCCGCGCTGGAACGCCGAGGACCCTAATTTATGCCGCTCCAGAAAACTAATTTAGTCATCGTCGCGACACAGTTGCCGCCCGACTTCGAAGGGACGCCGCAGGAATACTTCGCGGCCATCCTCGAGCGGATGGACATCCAGTCCCCGGTCGGCACCAACTTTTTCGTCATCGGCGACGTGGAACCGGCCAGCAACTCCGGCCCGTGGTTCAAAAACGGAACGAAGTTGTATGTGTTCGACATCGACACGGGGCACTACGTCCCGCTGGACATCTCGGACTCTCTGTCGCAGTTTGCGTTCATCGGGCCGAACGACCCAGGCACCCCCGCCGCGGCGGACCCGCTCATCTGGTTCCGCACCGTCGGCAACCGGCCACTGGGCTGGTATGGCTGGGACGGGAATTCCTGGGACGCCGCCCCCGGCGTGCCGAACAGCGGCAACACGGCGAACCGCCCGACGAACCCGGCGGACCTCGAGCAATATTTTGACACGGACATTAACGTCCTGATTCACTGGGAACGCTCCGCTTGGCGCACGGTCTCCGGAACCCCCGGCGACGTGAAAGCGGTGACGGCGGACAACCTGACGCTGGCCCTGAACGCGAACCCTGGATGGTCGGTCCTCTTCGGCAACGACGAGAGCAAGCGCGGTCGCACCCTCGCCCAGGCTGCAAAAGACGCGGGCAGCTCCCCGGTCAACACGGTCTCCACGCCCGCCGGCGTCACGCAGCGCGCGGCAAATGAAACGTTCGGTGAAGAACTACACGTTCTCGGGTCGCTGGAAGTCCAGCAGCACTCGCACCTGATTGGTCACGCGACCCTGCTCAACAGTGTGAACGCGAACGTGGTGTTGTTCCGCGTCGAGGATGCCGACACTGAGATTTTGAACGCGGGCATCCCGAGCCCAACGCCGCCGAATTCGCAGACGATTCGCGCGACGCACTCGAACCCGAACGGAAGTCAGACTGGCGTAAGCCTGGGCTCGACTGGAACGCAGTTGGTGACGAGCAAGCAGTTCACCATCGAAGACGCGCCCAGCTACACAACTGCGGCGACGGGTCACAATACGGTTCAACCGACGGTTTGGTTATGGCACTTAGTCAAAGACTAGATTTGGTGGAAGCCCGGTCACACGGGCTGAAACACCTGCGCGCTCTGTTCGCGAGATACTTCGACGACGTGAAGTATCCCGGAACGTTCGACATGGCGGCGCTGGAGAGCGTATGGGCGCCGCTGCTTGACCGCGGTGTCGCGACAATCCGCGTGCTGATGGTTGGCGGATATACGGTCGGAGTTTATGGCGTGACCTACATGCAGGACACGTTCAACGGCGAGATGACTGGGACGATGGTTTTCCTTTGGGTGGACCCACAGGTCCGCGGGCAGGGTTTTGGAAAAGCTATGTTGAAGCAGGCCGAGCGGGATTCCCGCGCGCACGGATGCACCAACCTCGTGCATGGTCATATGTTTTCCGTCGATAAGGACGGTGGACGCGGGATGTTTGAGAAGCAAGGCTACGAAGTAGTCGAGCTTGGTTTCAGGAAACGACTATAATTTATGGGTGCAATCATTGGAACAGCGGCGTCCATCGCCGAACGCTTCACTGACGAGAAGGCGATGAAAGAGGCGTATGCCGCCCAACGTAACGGCATCGTCGCCCAGCGCAAAGCCTTGACCGAGGACTACGACCTGTCGCGCATCACCTTGTTGACACAACAATACGACAAGGGTTACCTCGACCGCCGTGTCGCGCTTCAGAAAGAATACGAGCCCGAGATGTATGCCGCCGGCCAGCAGGCCCGCCGGGATATCCTGGCCCAGTCGCAGACCCCCGTCTCCGGACTCGAATCGACTCGCGTGGCCGGTCAGCTTTTTAAGGAAAACATCGACAAGAATCCCGAGCTGGACCGGCTCCAGAAGAATGTCATCGCGCGAGCGAACGACGTGCTCTCGATGGGCGGCTCGCTGCCTGCGGAGTATCAGGCCGAGCTGGTGCGCGCTGGCGTTGGCCAAGCGGCCCAGGCGGGAATCAAGCCCACCGAGCGGTCGGTTGGCGGCGTGATGTCCAAGGTCCTCGGTAGCGAGGGCGAAAAACTTCGGCAGTCCCGCTCACTCGAAGCGGCCAAGCTCTCGGACACCGCGCAGAGTTTGCAGGAGTCCCGCGCGAAGATTCTGTCCTCGATTTTTCCGACGATTCAGTCGTCCGAGCGCGAAGGTCTGGCTCGTTCGGCCGCGATTTTCAATCTGGCCAACACGACCGAAGCGGGCACGGGCACCGGGCTCACGGGCCGCGAAGTTTTGAACCTGGACCTCGGCGCGCGACAAGCGCAACGGGAACTCGGTCAACAGAAGGCGAACTTGGACGCGTGGCGCGCGCTGGAGTTTGCGCGCATCCGCGACACCGCCCTTAATCAATCCGCCGGCAATTGGGGCGGGCAAGCGCAGGGCGCCTACGGTGGCGGCGGCGGACAAAGCGGTGGCGGGTCGTCCATGTCAATGGGCGCGATGTCCATGTTGTCCGACAAGAACGCCAAGGAAAACATCGAGCCCGTGGACGAGAAGAAAATTTTGGAGAAGGTCGAGAAGCTCAACGTCTCGAACTGGGACTACAAGGAAGGCGTCAAGGACGTCCCCAAGGGCCGGCATACCGGTCCGATGGCCCAGGATTGGGACAAGCTTTTCGGTTCAGGCGAGGGTGATGCCACGACCATCCCCGTCGTTGACGCAATCGGTGTGGCTCTGGCCAGTGTCAAAGCTCTGGTCCAGGAAATCAAACAACTGAAGCACGCGAGGGCGTAATATGCCGTTGGACATTCCATTGGTTCCAGTAAACACCGACGTAAAAGTCGCTGCGATGAGTGCGTTGGTGCAATCCATCGGAGACCTGCAAAAGTTTCAATCGGCCCCGGCTGCGAATGCCGGAGCCGCCAAGACGCAGACGGACGCGGACAAAAAAGAGGACGAGCTGGCGAAGAAGGCCGCGGCCCGTTCTATTTTGGATGAGAAGCTTCCGGGTCAACCTGACGCCGCGCCCGGTGCCACGCCCCAGGCGACGACCACGCCCACGTCGAGCGGAATGTCCGGCTTGCAATTTCAGGAGTCCGGCGGAAGTCCTGGCACGGGCGGAAGCTCGCTAGGGTTTGGTTCTGACATCCCGGTCTTTGGTCTACAATAATTTTTTATGCCTACCGAACGTTTCAAGGCGCTCAAAGCAAAATACGAAGCGGAGTTTCGCAAGAAGCCCACGCGCGATGTTTTGAACGAGCTGGACTCCGAGGACCTGATTCATTATTTGCAGTCGCGGAAAATGCTGCGCGACGAGGCGACCAGCACTGCGCTCGCCCCGCTCATGCACGAGACCGCAGCCCGCAAGGCGCGCCAGGAGTTGGAGAATGTGAAACAGGGCGGCTCGCCCGAGGCCATCGCCAAGCTGCACGCTGAGACGGCCGGCCACGAGGGCTTCGAGCTGCCTATGCGCCTGGACGGAACGCTGGATGTCCCGAGCGCGCTCAAGAATATTCAGGCTGCCGTTCAGGAAAAGGAGAAGCGAGACCTGGACATCCAGCG